GGCGAGCCGTACTTCTCGACGTACGCTACCCGCAACGCCATCAATTGGGGCACTGCTGATCAAGGCGGCCGGCAGGATCTGGTCCTATCGGTATTCCGCGAGTTTCGCAAGAAGGGCGGCGATCGCTACAGTCATGATTGCGACACGGTGTTCCGTGAGTTCTTCATGCTGGACGATGTTTGCCACACCGCGGTTCGAAATGAAGGCGGTGAGCTGGTCGAGGACGAAAAGCCGCTGGGCACAACAGGAGCTGACAACCGCCTGGTTAAAGGCCTGTCGTACTTGCCGGTGATCTACTGCGGCTCGACCGACAACTCGCCGGACGTCGACGAGGTGCCGTTGCTGACCATGGCGCGGGCGGCATTGAAGTCGTATCAGCTCAGCGCTGATTACTTCACTTCCCTGCATCAGACCAGTCACCCGCAACCGTGGGTCTCTGGTTTGGATGAGGCGGTGGAGTTGAGCGTCACCGGCCCATCTGCTGCGTGGGACCTGGGCCCGAATGGCGAGTGTGGATACCTGGAATTCCAGGGCGCCGGCATCGAAGCCGTGCGCAAGGCGATGGGTGACCAGAAAAACGCCGCGCTTGAGGCAGGAGCCAAGGTTATGGACATGGCCGGCACCGAGTCGGGCGAGGCGCGTAAAACACGCCAGAACGATCAGCACGCCACGTTGCACAGCATCGTCATCACGGTGGCCGAGGCGGTGGAGCAGGGCCTGCGGTATGCCGCCGAGTGGAAGGGCTACGACACCAAGCAGGTTAAGTTCAAGGTGAATCCTGAGTTCGTGACCCCAGTGGTCGACGCCCAGGTGCTTGCCGAGCTGCTTAAGGGCGTGATGGCCGGCACGATCAGTGCCGACACCTACTGGCAGTACCTCACCACCGGCAAGCTGCCGGAGCGCCCATACGAAGACGAAGCCGAACTGATCAGCGATGAGCGCGAGTCGGCCGGCATCAACTTGGACAAAGACGATGCCATCGACAAACCTGATGCAGGCGGACAGCCAACTGCTGGAGCAGACGACGCGACATAGTGTCATGCTTGAGCGGCTTAAGGCCGGCGAGGTCAAGAAGTTCGAGAAGTACCTGCGCCAGATCGACACGCTTGTGCGGGAGCAGTTGACCCGCAAGGAGTTGACCACCTACAGCCGGGACCGTCTTGAGCAGTTCCTGGCCCGGGTGGACGGCAAGCTGCTGGACATCTACAAGACCTATGGTGACCTGATGCAGGCCGATCTGGTCGATATCGCGCTGTACGAGTCAACCTTCGAGGCTAAAAGCCTGAGCAATGCACTCTCCATCGACGCGGTGGTGCCGACCAACACGCTGATCCGTGCGGCGGTGTTCTCCTATCCGCTTCAGGTAAAGGGCATCGACGGCGGCAAGCTGCTGAAGAGTTTCGTCAGCGGCTGGACGCGGACCGAGACGATGCGTGTCACGAACACCATCCGGCTCGGCTTCGGCCAGGGCCAGACCAATGCCCAGATCATCCAGGCGATTCGCGGCACCGCGGCGCAAAACTTCACGGATGGCGTCCTGGCGGTGAGCAACCGCAATGCTGCCGCCGTGGTGCAGACGGCAATCCAGCACGTAGCCACCACGGCACGAATGGAGACGCTAAAGGCCAACAGCGACGTGGTGCTGGGCTATCGCTGGGTGTCGACGCTCGACCGCAAGACCTCGCAGCAATGCAAAGGCCTGGATGGGATGCGCTTCGACCTGGGTAAAGGGCCGCTGCCGCCGGCGCACATCAACTGCCGGTCAACCACCGTGCCGACCACCAGGCTTTCGGAGATGTTCGGCAAGGACGCCACGCGCGCCTCGGTAGGCGAAAACGGCGGGGCCCAGGTCGACGCTGGAATGAATTATTACGAGTGGCTGGCAACGCAACCGGCGAGCTTCCAGGATCATGCCCTAGGGCCTGTCCGAGGTAAGTTGTTCCGCGATGGTGGGCTGACGCCGGAGAAGTTTGCCAAGCTGCAGCTCGACAAGTCGTTCAAACCGCTGACGCTGGCGCAGTTGAAGGATGCAGAGCCTGACATGTTCACCAAAGCAGGCGTTACACTCGGCGCACCACCAGGTTGAGATAGCGCATGCAGATCATCGTTGAGGACGGGAAGGGCAGGCGAGACGCGAATAGCTTCGTGCCGCTGGAGAAGCTGACCTTCTACCGCGACTACTACGGGTTCCGGATCCCCGAAGCAGAGGCTGATCAGGTCGAGCTGCTGCTGCGCGCTGCAGCCGATATCAACGCTCGTCAATGGAGGGGCAGCAAGGCCAATCCCGATCAGGCTATGGCCTGGCCACGGCGTGACTGCAAGATCGAATACCAGATGCTTTCCGAGACATTCGTGCCCTTTGAGCTCGAATGGGGCCAAGTACGGCTTGCGGTCGAGTTATACGCCGCCGAGCAGGGCCTCCAGATCGAAGAACCGACGCATTGCACTGAACCAAACGGCCGGCGCCCACGGTTGAACCGTGATACGCCCGGATTGCGCATGCGCCCGCCGCCATATGCCCCGAGCAGGACGCAGTTCGCTGATTACCTGGTCATGCGAGGATTACAGCTCGTCAAGTAGCGTGATGGCGTTTTGATTGTATTGTTTGGTATAAAGGCCGCCGTTAAAAGGAGGCTATATGAATTGGAAGACGGTGACAGGGTTGTGTATTGGAGGTGCGCTTTTCGCCCTCTTAGGGTTGGTCGCGGGTATCAATATGAACCCTCAATCGACGGTTCGTTTTGTTCCCAATCTAGGCAGTTTAGGTGATTGGTTGGCAGCAGCTGGCACATTCGCAGCAGTGTGGGTAGCTCTTTCTCAATCGTCGAAACAGGCTGAGAAGGAGCGGCCACGCGCTAAGGTGTATCAAGAACAGCAAGGTAATTCTTGGTCCGTACGAGTTCTGTCTGAAGGACTCGTGCCATTCACCGTCTTAAGTTCTGAAATCAAATACGATGGGCTATCCCGTTCGCTAGATCTTTCAACATGGCTGCCAGTCGGTAAGTCCCTACCTCAAAAGCTCGAGAGAGGAGATGTTTTGAATCTCACGGAGATGAATGAGCGTGATTTTGCTTCACTCGCTCGTTGTATTGCTGATCCTGTCATCAAAGAGCTTGGTGACCAGGGAATCACTCCTAACGATCATGATTTAGGGATAAACGAAGCGTTCTTCGACTCACTGAAAGCTGCTTCGGAAGGAGAGGCGAAATTAATAATTCGCAGCGGACACTGCGACGACGAGCATCAGCTTCCGAACGGGCTGGTTGCCAAATTATTTGCGTTGGTTGCAGAGGAAGAGCGCAACGACCGGCTCTACGAAATTACAAGGGCTAAGAACGATTTTGCGGAGCTAAAAAAGCTGTTTGACGTGGTGAGCTCTAAAAAAGGGAAGTCACAAGAATAGAAAAACTCGATCTATTTTCTAGATCGCTCATATCAACAAACCAACCTCGGCCATGCCGGGGTTTTTTTATGCCTGCAAAGCGGGCCGACGAAACCCGAGGGGTGCACCAAGTGGCAGACGAAAACCAGATTGATCTTGAAGACCCGGCAGTTCAGACCGCCATTGCTGCAGCTGTCGAGGCTGCGACTCTGGGCCTCAAGAACAAAAACACCGAGCTGCTTGGCTCGCTCCGGACCACCAAAACTGAACTGGACGGTTTCAAGTCCCAGTTTGAAGGCCTGGACATCGCAGCCGTGAAGGGCCTGCTCACCAAGGTAGGCCAGGATGAAGAGACCAAGCTGATTGCCGAGGGCAAGTTGGACGAGGTCATCACCCGCCGCACAGAGCGCCTGCGCACCGACTACGACACCAAGCTGGCAGCCGAGAAGGCGCGAGCCGATAAGGCCGAGCAATTCGCTGCCAAGTACAGCGACAAGGTGCTGGCTGATTCAATCCGCGCCGCTGCCATCAAGGCCGGCGCGCTCCCTGAGGCTGCCGAGGACATCATCCTGCGCGCCCGGGGCACTTTCAAACTCAGTGAAGACGGCGAGGCGATTGCCACCGACCGTGACGGCGAGGTCGTTTACGGGAAGGACGGGAAGACCCCGCTGTCGCCGCTCGAATGGGCGGAATCCCTGCGTGAAACAGCAACACACCTGTGGCCAAGGGCTCAGGGTGCCGGTCCGACCGGCGATCAAGGTGGCAAGGCCACGAAAAAGTGGGCCGAGTACACGGAAACCGAGCGCGCTGCGATCGCCCGTGACAATCCCGATCTCTTCAAGAAAATCCAGGCCACCAAAGGAACCTAATCCATGGCAACTACCCAACTGACCGACATTTTCGTCGGTGACTACTACGCCTCCCTGGCGCCGGTTAACAGCCCGGAAAAGACCGCTGTATACGAGTCGGGCATCGTGACTCGCTCCCCTGTGCTTGACGCGATCGCATCCGGCAGCCAGGGCACCGCCGAGATCAGCTACTGGCAGGATCTCAACGCTGATGAAGCTCCGAACATCAGCAACGATGACCCGAACGACCAGGGTGAAGTCGGCAAAGTCACCCAGGACAGCATGCGTGCCCGTGTCCTGTACCTCAACAAAGGCTATGGCGTTGCCGACCTGACCGCTGAGCTGGCGAATAGCGAGCCTCAGCAGCAGATCCGCAACCGCTTCGGCACCTACTGGACCCGCCAGTGGCAGCGTTACACCCTGGGCGCGGCCCGCGGCATCATTGCTTCGAACATCGCGAACAACGGCGGTGACATGGTCATCGACGCGGGCGCGACCATCAGTGCGAACGCCTTCCAGGATGCTGCGTTCACCGCAGGCGATGCCGCTGACCAGTTCGGCGCGATCGGCGTGCACTCGGTCGTAATGAACCAGATGGTCAAGCAGGACCTCATCGAGTACCTGCGTGACTCCGACGGCAAGATCATCCTGGCCACCTACCTCGGCAAACCAGTGTTCATGGACGATGCCCTGGTGTATGGCGCGGGCAAGTACCTGTCCGTGTTCTTCGGCCAGGGCGCTTTCGGCTACGGCGAAGGTACTCCGAAGGTGCCGGTAGAGCTGGAGCGTAAGCCGGGCGGCGGTAACGGTGGCGGTGCCGAGGTGCTGTGGGAGCGGAAGACTTACATCCTCCAGCCTGCCGGCTTCAGCTGGAAGGGCTCCGAGGCTCAGAACCTCAGCCCAACCGCGACTCAGTACGCGGCTGCTGCGAACTGGCAGCGCGTGTTCAGCCGCAAGCAGGTCCCGTTCGCCGCTGTCATCAGCGGTACCACCACGCCGTAATCCGGCCCACACAACCTGGCGCCTTTATGGGCGCCGGGG